AATAGTTGATTCTACTGGTAAAGTTAAATTAAATTCTAGTAGATTGCATAATGGTTCTAGATTTAAAAAGATGTGGGATGAAATGACTGATGGGGATTTTACACAAGAAGAAAAAGACCATTTTGATAATACTGCTGATCATGGGGATGATGAATTTAATTTAAGTGATTCTGAAAGAAGACAATTATATGATGCTACACCAGAACAAAGAGAAGAAAAAATAAAAGAATATGAACAAGATTCATTAGACGCTCAAAAACAATTTGATACATTAACTGGCGTTGAATCAGAAGATGGAAGTGAAATGAGACAGATTAATAATGAATATCACGTAGCTGCTAAAAATTTCGCTACTAATTTGGGAGTTGGGTTAGTTAGTCAATACGCAGCTGATAAAGCAGTAGACTTTGTAGACCCTGACCATAAAATACAAGAAGACGCTAGACTAGGAATTAGTGGGTTTTTAGGTGGGGGATTAGGTGAAGCAGCTATTATAAAACTAGGAGGAGGAGCTTTGACTACTGGTGGTCTATTACCAGCTGCCGCTGGGGCTGCTGTTGGTAATATTGCTGGGAGTGAAACAGCTAAATTAGTAAAAAATTTAGGTGGAACAGAACTAGAACAGGATGTAGCCGGAGCATCGGTTGGTGTTGGTAGTGCCGTTTATACTACCGGGGCGTTAGCTGCGGGTGGAGCGGCTCTTTTCGGTGCTGAAGAAGGTGCTACTTTGGGATCAATTCTTTTACCTGGTGCTGGAACTGCTATAGGTTTGGGAGTTGGTGCTTTGATTGGTTTGGGTGCGTATGGTGTTGCCAAAGGATGGGCTAAATTCAAATCATTATTCTAATTTCTCTTTATTTTAATTTATTATATAATTTTAGTTTTTCTAATATTCGTTCTTTATTTTTCAGATACCATAGTTTCTTGTATTCTTTACGATGTGATGATTGTTCATATTCTTTATTGTATTCTCGTAGTCTATCTTTATTACATTCCTTATATAATTTTAGTTTTTCTAATATTCGTTCTTTATTTTTCAGATACCATAGTTTCTTGTATTCTTTACGATGTGATGATTGTTCTTTACTATTACCCATAGTATATGCTCTATTTTTATTTAATAAATTATTATGTTCCTCTATTACTTCTTGTTCTCGTTTTCTCAATTCTTCACAGTTATCACAACTATAATTTTCTATCAATATAATTTTATTATTAGGTGCTTTATGTGAGTGTTTAGTATATCTTTGACTTAAACTTTGAACAGTTGAACCAATATAAATCGTTTCATTATTTTCATTTATAATTTTATAAATTTTACCATTATTATAATTTACCATATTTTTTTATATGTATTTTTATGTTTTATACCTTTAAATTATTACAGTAAAAAAATATAGTCATTTTCAGTCAGAATGATTTAAAAATAATAAATCTCAAAATCTCATTTTTAAAAATGCGATTTTAAGATTTAATCTCAAAAAAATCTCAAAAATATTATAAAAATGAGATTTCTACTTTTATTACTATAATGGTAATGATATTATACACACAATATATTATTATGATGCTAAAATTTACTAGAAATCTCAAAATCTCAAAAATTCAATAGATTTTTATTAATATAACAAAAAAAAACTCTATTGAATTTTAAAACTAATTTTTTTCTAAAAAGTTTTATTTTTATTTTGAGATTTTGAGATTTTAAGATTTCTATTAAAATATAAGGTCTAAATTATATATTGTGTGTATAATATTATTACCATTATAGTAATAAAAGTAGAAATATCATTTTTTACTAAAATTTTGAGATTTTTTTGAGATTAATCTCAAAATTTTGAGATTATTTTTGAGATTTTTAAGATTAGTCGGTTTCAATCTCTTCATCGTCATTAAATCCATTCCATTCACCCCAATCAACGGCAGTTTCATTATAATTTTTAAAATCAAACTTTTTCAAATGATTGATATATTTTTTAGGATTATTAATAATATAAGACATCTGACCACTACCTTCAAAGTTATAACTTTTATTATAAACATATTTATCATCTCTCTCCATTTCACATTTGATTTGTTTTTTAGGTATACATTCTTTCCACCCTAAAACTTTTTTACTAACTTCTTGGACATTCTTATTAAATTCACTTTGTTTAATTATTAATGGTTTTTCGCTATCTTGTTTATTTTCATCATGAATTCTTTTCCATAAATACAACCTTGGGGGAGGTATATTACGAGTAGCCATATTTATATATGTATCAGTAATTGGTACAGAATCTTTGGCTACCCAATTCTTAATATCTCTATCAGTTAGATAACTAAATAATTTATTCATTACATCAGCATCATGAATATTTTTATAAATTCCATTAAAATAGACTGTATCGCCGTGTAGAGAATCATTTACTCGTGCTATCATAAACCGTCTATCGCTATTATCGGTTTGAACTGGTGTATAATTGTTTGATAATATAATCAATCTCATAATCCACGCCATATTACACTTGGTAGATACAAACCTTTCTTTAATAGAAAATGTTGGATTAACAATGCGTTCCTTTAAGTCTTCCATAAATTTAATTCCGTCTTTTCCTTCAACTTCATTCATTAATCCAACAAGTTTATTAGCCAGATGATCATTCCAAGTTCCAAATATATCCTCCATCCCCTTACCTTTACACATAAAAGTATTACCAATAAGAGACTCAATAATCATACCCAGGGTATCCTTTCCTGTACCCTTTTCTCCTTTTAGAACAAGGGCAGTATATGGATTTTCAGATGGTTTTTGAATCAAATGGGAAATATAATTTATAACATATTCAGCCACTTCTCCATCTTTTTCGTCTAGAAGAGTATGAACAAAATCTATAAACCATTTAATATCTTCATCTTCATAATCAACATAAGAACATTTAAACCCTTCAAATAGATTGAATATTCCATCATCAACTGGGTCATCGTCAATATGTTCATTATATGGGACAAAATCCATAGATAAGTATTCCTTACGGTCTCTATCTTTTATCCATTGACTAGTAAAATCTACAAGTTTTCCACTATCGTCCCAAGTTTGAAACTTTTTATAATACAGTGATATTTCCTTCCAGTCTTTTGTAACCCATCTAACTCCGTCTTTGATATGTGGGGCATATTGTTTAAATTTCGTGGTATCTCTCAATAAAAAACATTCTTTCTCAAACATTTCTTTTAATCCATCATACGAATTAAAGTCATTTTCATTAATTTCACCCAATACAAAATCAGTATTCATAGGTTTTTCGCTCCATTTCATGTTATAATCAGTAGTTAATTCATTTAGCTCATTAATTGATATTTCACTTGTTGCTATAAATCCATCATACATAGGAACTGAAACTTTATCAGAAAACTTGTCTAATGCCCTACATAATAACAAGTTTTCATGATAGCATAATATAGCAGAACACTTACTGGAAATAGGATTATGCTTATCAATATCATAAGTATAATTTTTACTAATACACTCGTCTTTGTATATTTCAATAATTTTCTTTTTTGCTTTCTTCCATTCTTTAATTGCTTCATTAATAATTACAGCGTCAGGGAATTCTTTTGGTTTGTCCAAATTCAACTTTTTCAAAACATCTGTTTTTAATAATCCGTATGTATCCAACAAGTTATCACGATCGTTAACATATTGTTCAAAGAATGTATGCGGTAGATTATTGATTTTAAGTAAGTGTAATATGATTGTTGGGTGGCAGTTGGACATATCATAATCTCTACAATAATTAGCACATATAAAATTACGGATATTTGATTTACAGAAAGAAACACCATTACCAACCGCATAATATCTATTACACGTTTTGTATTTGTATATCCTTGGGTGTTTATTTTTTTTACTATTAACCATTAATGCGAACCATCTTCTTAATCCACATATATATCTTCTACGCTCTTCTTTTGTTTCATTCTTATTTGATTCATACAACTCATCATCACTTAAAGTTAGTAGATATTTAATATGTTGTAGGTTAATATGGTCATAATATTCCCTATCCATTATATTATTATCTGGGCAGATATTCTTTTTCATATTTAAATTCTTCATCATTTTTATATAATATATTGTAAGAAAATAATTTTAAATAATTTTAAGTTAATTAACTAATAATTAAATAATTAACTTAAAATATTTTTCTATTGACTAATAAACAATTTTCAATTCACTAATTCACATTTTACCAATTATCTATTATAAATACATCATCTTCTATTTTATCTCCTTTATCTGTAGTAATTTTTTTTAATGTTTTTAAATAAGGTTTTATTTCTAAACCTTGATTAATTATATGGTAATTTTTCCCATATATATCCATGTGTTCTTTAGATATAAAATTATTTTTTTCATTATACATTATAATGAAATCATGTAAATTATGAACTTTTTTTATAATATGGACATATTTATTAAATTCATCATAATCAGAGGTATTAATATCATATCCATATTGTTTCCTCCAATATCTAATTTTTTGAGCAATATTATCACGACGTTTTCTTTCTGTTTTCTGATCTTCAACAGAAGCAAAATATGTTTCAGTTTTACAATCGTATAATTTAGAAGGCATATATATATTATTATTAGAAAATAATTTTAAATAGTTTATCTTAAATAAATAATAACTAATTCATTATATAATCTATCCTCCTCTTTTTGGGAAAATTGAGGAATTTATATTTTATAAAGTATTCTAAAAGAATATATTTTGATATAAAAAACTTTTTAAGAATATTAAATTACTCACTCATTAATATTAAATTACTCACTCATTTTTTTTATTGATTTTATATAATGGTTGAAAAAAAATACCCTAAAAGATATACTGCTGGATTATCAAAAGAAGATATAAAAAAACAAAAAAAACAATTAGATAAATCTACAAGTGATTATAAAAAAGGTAAATTAACAGATAGAAAAAAGTTAGATAGTTATAAACCAAAAAAATCTAATTATGTAGAATCTGTAAAAGAAAAAACTGGGTTACCTATAAATATTGATAAATTAGCGGACAAGTTTAGTAGAAGTGAAAAACGAAAAAAGGAACTTTTAAAAGGGATGGAGGAAATAATAGATAAGGGTAAAGGTGCTTACTATTCTAGTGGTTCAAGACCTAATCAAACACCAGATAGTTGGGGGAAAGCAAGACTAGCCAGTGTTTTAGTCGGTGGGCCAAGTAGAAAAATAGATAAAAAAATCGTTGATAAGTATGATATACCAAAAATATAAAATTAAGATGGTTGTGGATTATTTTTTAACCATTCTTGAATCATGGGTCTAATTCTACTTCGTTTTGCTCCTGCTTTCTTTGGTAGCATTCGACCCTCTGGAAACAATCTTTCGTATGCTTGTTGTCTACTATTACTCCATTTCTTGGTTGGGTCATCTACAAACTCAATTAATTCTCTTATATCACTATTATTACCTTCACCTATAATTAATGGAGGCATTGGTATTGGGTCAGGTTTTGGGATGTCCTGTACTGCATCTGCTGGGTCTTTTGGGTCGTTTGGTGCTCTTTGTATTAATTGGTTTAATTCTTTCTGTATCGCATTATAAATATTTCTCAAATCTTCATATAATTTTTCATTTGCTACTCTATTTACAGTTTTAATAGAATTATTTTTGGTTTGGACTTTTCCAAAGTCCTTTTCCAAATTTAATTGTCTTTTTAATAATTCATTTCTTGATTCTGGTTTACTTAAATTTTCTATATCATTTAACTCTTTTTCATATAATGCTTTTTTCTTTTTTAATAATTCCGCATATTCATTTCCTTCTTTATCTAATCCTTTTTTCTCTAATATTTTTTGTATATCTGAAGGTGTATCACCGCTTGTAATACCTATTATTTTTACACCTTTTCTAGTTAATATTATTCTTAATAATTCGTCTGGTGTTTCGTTTAATTGATTAAACATTTGTTGATTAGCAACCCTTAATAATTGGTTTGTATCTACATAATTACGCTGTGCAACTGATAAATTACCCAACCATGTGTTATATCTAGTTATTAACTGTTCTCTAGTTTCATTTGCTTCATTTAATTTATCAATTGGTATATGATATTCCCCTGGTCTTAATTGTTGAGCATTGAATTCTACATTTTCTGCATATCTCCTAAAAGCGTCATTTATTTCAAACCATGAATCATTATTACCACTCCTCGGAGCACTTAATGCTAATCTTTTTCCAGAAATACCTATTAAATCCCCAGTTTCTTTTTCTAATTTTAAATCTTCTGTAACTGGTTGCGGTAATGGTCTAGAAGGGTCTACTGGTTGTGGTGTTATTGGTGTTGGCGGTAATGGTCTAGAAGGGTCTACTGGTGTTGGCGGTAATGGTCTAGAAGGGTCTACTGGTGTTGGCGGTAATGGTTTAGAAGGGTCAAGTTGGTTTTTTTTCGCTTCCTCTGATTTTCTTTTATTAATCTGATCTATTATACTTTTAGTGGATGGGTCATTTGGATCTAATTGTTTTAATATTTCTGCTTCTAAAGTGTCTAATTTGTCACCTACATTATTACTCGGTCTAACAGGTATTACTTTAGATGGTAATATTTGTTGTGGTTGAATTATTTGGGGTTGATATGGTGTTTGTGGTGGAATAATAGGGAAAGTCCCTACTCCTTGAGGTCTTGGAGCAACTGGGAACAATTCATTAGCACGATTAACAGTAGCAGTATTTTTAATTAATTCTTGAATTTTTAATATCTTTTGTTTTATTTCATCAATTAATAATTCTAATTGTTTGATGCTTTTAATTTGATTAATATTTTTCGGCAACTCTCCTAAATCTTGTGGTAGTTTTACTTTTTTTTCTTTAGCAATAGCTATTTCATTATCATAAGTTTGTAACAATTGTTTTAATTGATCGATCAATTCTTTTTTCTTACTACTCCCATCAGTTCTTCTTTTCTTTTTTTTTACTTTTCGTAATTCCATATCACTAGGAAAAATAATCTGTATAGCATTCTGATTAACATTATTATTTTTACTCATTATAATATATACTAAAATAAAAAATATCATTATAACATATAAATGAATATAATAGATTTTATAAATGATTCTATGGTAAGAATTAAAATGAGTTATGGGGTAGAGCGTGTAAGACAAATGGAAAAACCAAACAAAAAACCAAAGAAAGTTAAAAAAACTAAAATTAAAACTAAAACTAAAAAGTAAAAATCAGTATAATAAAAATAAAATATAATAATATAAATATGAGTAGAAACATATTAAATGAGGGTAGAATATTTATCAATACTATTACTGGAGGAGATGCTGTAAATATATCTTCAACTAATTCAACATCTTCAACATGTAATTTAAAAATATCTAAACAAACAGCTAATACTATTATTGCTGATACTGATTTATTTGTATTAGAAACAGCAGCAGGAGATATTAAGAAAATTACAGGAAGTAATATGAAAAGTGAAATTGATACTAATTTTTGGGATGAGACGGGTGATGTGTTAAGACCAGTCTATACAACTAGTTCTGTTTTAGTTGGTGGGACTAATATGAATAGGATTAATTTTAAATTTCAAGTAGAAGGAAATAGTTATATTAATGGTAATTTATTAGTAGGCACCGCAACTAATACTAATAGTAGAAAATTAATAGTAGTTGGTGAT